TAACTCAACGACTTCAGTGGGAAATTTAAATTTGTTTTCTGTAACTTGTTGTTCCATACTATAAATAACTTATTTGTGTATATAAATATACGAAATAGAAAAAGGTGTTCCAAATGGAACACCTAATTCAGGGTTGGAGGGTTGGGGTATTTTTAGAAGTTTAGGATACAATAATCCATTGCAATGGTGATATCTAAATTGATAGCAGCATCTGCACTCCAATCGTATTCACCGAAACTGGCAGTTTTAACGTATGCTCCTTTGATCACCCATTCTGATACTACATCTCCTACAGGACCTAATATATCTAATGTTAAGTCTTTCTTGTAGAAATCTGAATATCCGTCACGACCAGTTACTGATTCGTGAGCTAAACGTGCCCATTCCATTACGGCTTGAGCTCCTGATGGGGTTACAGGATCATATAAACCTAAAGTCATATCGTTCCAACGAACTTTACCTTTTACTTTACGGTAAGTGTTAATATGATCTAAGGTGATTTCACCAGCGTCGAATCCAGGTGCAGTTGCGTTCTTGATTAAGTAAGCGGGAATACCGTCTACATATAGAATGAACCTGTTTTGCACTTTGGGTTCAAAGGCGGTGAACATTATTTCATTGGGATCTAATACTGCCATTTTAATTTATGTTTATTATAAATATTGTATTTTTAAACTTTTAGAATGTTACACCAGTAGGCGTTACATTAAAGTCTAAGATTATATATTCAGCTGTTTTAGTTGGTTGGATGAATATTTGTCCTACCATTTGATTTCTGTCAATCACATCAGCTGTGTTGTTTGTATCATCCATTACCACTCTATAAGTGTACAATCCTTGACGTTGTTGTATTGATTCTAGATATGGGTTAACTTGTGATAAAAATCTATTTCTAGTTGCAGCTGTGTTTTGTTCGAATAGTAACGTTTTACCAATGTTTCCAATAGTACGTTTCAATTCAATTAACAATCTTCTTACATTTACTCTATCTAAGGCAGTTGCTTTAGTTTGTAATGTTTTCTGTCCAAATGCTACTGTTCCATTTCCTGGGAATGTAGCTAATGGGTTAACTTTAGCTAAATACAGTTTATCACGATCAGCTGGTGATAATTTTCTTTCAGCTTGGATTACACCACCTACACCACCTCTGTTAAATCCAGCAGGTGCGAACCATTCAGCTCCTAATCTATCGTTAGTAGCATATACTCCAGGAATTACTGTAGAAGCAGGTGCCCAAACTAGTTTTCCAGTTTCACCTGATTGTACTTGAACCCAAGGCCAGTATGTAGCAGCGTAGCTTGAATCAACAGCTCCAGCGGAAGTTACGGCTTGGTTAAGTGTTGAACCATAATTTCTTGTATCAACTACGGCAATCGCATCTCCTCTTTCTGTAACCGTATCAATCGCTGTATTTACAGCAACTAATCCGTTTTGAATTGTTACACCGGGAATAGATAAGATTTCATAATCGTATTCGTCTTGATTTTGTAGAAGAGCTAGTGAGGCTGTATAGTGAGATGGTTCTAGACCTTGGATAGATGAAACATCAATTTCATCAAACATTTTTAATCTAGTGTTTGCATTAGCACCATCTCCATAAATTTTACCAGTACCATTTGCAAATGCTCCTTCTAAAGATCCACTTCCTACTTGTGGTAGAGATGAAGTGTATTCTGCTTTAAAGTTTCCGTCGTTATCTAAGTAGTTTAATGTTGGTAACCCTACTGAAGATACTCTTACGTAACGGCTGTTATTAACGTAAGATCCAGTTGTTTGGATAAATTGATTACCATCACTATCGGTATCGAAGTTTCTTGTTTGGTTACCAATTACAGCTTCGATATAGTTGTCTGAATTTGGATCTAATGATAAATCATTCCAGCTTTCTAATATTGTTTTTGATTTAGAATTGTCATTTCCACCACGAACTAGTAGATTAAACGTACCACTTCCTGAATCAATTCCTGCAATTTCCCAACGTACGTTATCACCTGAACCACTTACTAATGAACCACTTGTAGATACACTACCTGAGTTGTTCATGATTTCACCTTGAGAAATTGTCTCTAATGTGAATGAAGAAGAATCAGCATGCATAATTGCTCTAACGTCAGCGGTTGAGGGAGTGTAAGAACCAGATGCAACTCTAGTTATTAAAGCAGTCTCACCACCTTGTTGGAAGTAATTGTTTACAGCGATTGAAGTTAAATATTCATATCGAATACTAGCACTTTCGAATGCACCACCAAATTTATTTTTGAAGTCACTATATGAAGTAACTACTGTTGGAACATTAACAGGTCCTTTTACAGTTGGGCCTACTAAAGCCAAACCTGCAACAATAGGTCCTTGAGTAACTAGTGATTGATCGTTCTCACGTGTTAATACTCCTGGGGATAATAAAGTTTCAGCCATTGTTATTAGTTATTTTATCAATGATAAATATGTAAGGGGAGTTCAAAAACATTATTCCGATTGTATGATCTCACCTGTTTTTAAATCGATTTGGGCACTACCATATTTTTCTTTTAAACGATCGCCCAATTCTTTTTCTTGTAGAAGTATTTGGTCATATCGTATTTCCAAATTTTCTTCTTCTTTTTCTAAATTTAACTTTCTTAACGCTAACTGTCCTAATTGGTATGTTATAACGTTAATGTTTTGTTGAAAGTTTTCTAGTTCCTTTAATTCCTCCTCTGTTACCTTTGTTTGTTTTATTGCCATAACGAATTTAATTAATTATTTAATATAAATATTTAAAATATATACGAGAACAAAAAAAGGGAACGCAAGCGTTCCCTATTTTTACTATTTAATAAACTACCAAGAGTAAGTACCTCCTCTAGTTTGACCATTATAGATAAATTGAGTGGAAAAAAGTTGTGTTTTATTTCTATTCACACATCCCCATGCAAATGGTGATCCACCTTGGGCTTGGGGATGATTTGTAAGTTGACCTTGTCCTAAATTAGGGGTATTAGTTGCAGATTGAACAGTTACTCCACCATGGTTAGCATGCCTTCTAGTAGTAGTAGAATTATTTACCCATCCTGAAGTTGGATTATACCAATAGTGTCTATCAGTATGATATCCTCCTATTCTTACATAAAAGGATGATGGGGAAAAAGTAGCTGTAAATGTAGTATATTGATCAACTCTACCAGCTATTGTGGTTCCTGCAACATTAGTTGCAAAGGCAAATATTCTATATAAAGTACCAGCTGATAATCCTCCTCTACTATTTGAAAAAGCTCCTGTGGTGCCTGATACTACATATTTTGTATTACTGGTAGCAGTAGTAGAGGTTCCAAAATAGAATCCCCTTTCTGTAATTGTTCCACCACCATCGCTAGTTACATTACCATTTATTGTCATACTAGTACTTCCAACACTAGTAGCAGCATTTGTTGTAACTGAAGGTGCAACTGCATCTACATACCCATAAAAATCAGACATAGCGTCTGGGGTAGAAAACCCGGCGTATGTGGAAGCATTGTGCAATGAATTATCTCCTTGAGAATGTTCATTAAAAGCTGTAAAAATATCTTCGTATAATCCTAACTGTCCTGAACTTGGTACTGCCATTTTATTTTAGTTTTATTTATTATGCGTCTGTTAAATTACCCCATCCGTCTTGAGATTTAAGTAATTCATATCCCTTTGATCTTACATCATCTTCAGGGGCTAAAGTTGTTGAAAAAGTTATTTCTCCTTGAGATGACCAATTATTCCAATCAGCACTTCTAGAGGCTTCATTATTATAAACATTATACCAAACTGCTAAGGAGTCATATGTATCACCTGTAATTTCAGATTTAAAAGATGTGAATTGGTAAACACTTATATATCCACTAACAGAAGAAGTTTCTACAGATTCTACCGCAGATTGAGATTGTATAATAGTAGTTCCTCTATGAACATAATAAGGATCATCTACACTAATATCATTAGGTACTGATAAAGAAGTATAAGTATATTCTGTTTCTGAGAAGACAGGGGTATAAGTTTCAAATGTTCCGGTTAATGCCATTTTTTATAAATTTATTTTAATTATGATATCCTTCTAAAGTTTTTACTCTAGCAGATAATTCTTTTACTGCCTCAATTAATACGGCTGTTAATTTATCGTATTTAACTGCTTTATATCCGTTTTCTCTAGTTTGAACTAATTCTGGTAGCACTGCTTCAACTTCTTGAGCAATTACTCCTAAATCATGTCCCTCGTTAGGGTGGATTTCTTTATTAGCGATCCAATCAAATTCAACACCTCTTAAAGATTCTACTTTATTTAAAGCACTTTCAATAGATGTTACGTTTTCTTTTAATCTTTCATCTGAAGAAGCGAATGCTATAACATCATTTGAAGCTTGAATTACCCCTACAGTTGATGATGGTGCAATACCTACCCCAAGACCATCTGTTCGGGATTTTGCAGCAGAAACTAGAAAAGTTGTACCATCAAATGTTAGGTTTGCTTCAGCATTCATTGCATCCGTACCAGTTGCTGTAAGAATACGATTATTTGCACCATTAGACATAAAATCTGATACGTCTACTGAAATAGCATCCGCTGCTACATCAATACCTGTACCAGCTCCAATGTTTAATGTTCTAGTAGAATTAATTGTACCACCACCTGTTAAACCATTACCTGCTAAAATTGATACACCTGAGTGGTCA